CGCACGGCGTCAGCCCCAACCCGATTCCTCGGGTGGTGCCAACGCAGCTCCCCTCTGCCCCCTGTTTAGGGACAGAACTCTCTAAAGATTAGAGAGGACTAAGTACAGTCACTCCCAAATCACGTCGAACACACGGCCTTTCGGCAGTTTGCCAGAACGTGCAACAGGAGTAACTGATACCGAAGTGCTACTCCAATGAGAGAGCGCCTCGATTTCGCCGTAAGCAATCGCTTCTCGAAAGAAGTCGAAAGCAAGCTGATCGTGGTGAACGATTGCCGGATGGCAGCCCTTTAACACCTTCTTCACAGAAGGCGCGAGGGAGCGGCCACTAGCTCTCAATTCTTTGACCAACTCGTAATGCATGAGCTCCGCGACGGCCTTAGTCGTTTCGATCTTTGCGATAACCACTTCATCGGTGGTACCGCCGAGAACGACGCAACCAAGAATATCACGTAGTTCAACATTGACTCGTACTTCCAAGTTTAGACTCGGAAATACGAGTGCCGCAGTTTGGATTCCATAGTTTACCATGGTATTACCTTTCTGCGACGAAGCGTCAGAGAATTTCTCTTTGGTGATCTAGTTGGATCACTGAGATATTCTTCTGCTTCGCCACGGTTCAAGTGGAAGAACAGAAGTCTATCATCTCCATCGAGCTCATCACTGAGCTTTTTGGACGATACCACGAGGGTATTTACTACGCACTCTGAAGTGTTGGTTTTCTTATTCCAACGCAGAGAAGGCGTAGGCCCCTCACGGTAAAAGTGCCAACCAAGACCAGCACACGTTTCCTGAACCACTGGTAGCTTATACATCTTATCAATGTAGTCAGCCACTTTGTGGGCAGTCATGGGATAACCGTTTTTAAAGAAACGGTTAGCCATGTGAACCCAGGAAACGAATTTGCTAGCATCACGGTGTGATTGCGGCGGATTTTGACGTAAATAGGTGGGCGTTACAAGAACGCCATCTATATAGTCACTACCGCATGACTCGCGAAATCCTCCAGAGTGGAAGGTCTTGCGTTCATTTACCTTTAGGCCGAAGGCCATCAGGTACGCTCTCACTTTAACGATGCAGTCTGAGGGGACGACAATGTCGTCTCCGAAGACCAGTATGTCCTTTCGGCTTTGTTCAAATGCCGCAAGGGATTTTACTTTGCCTGACTTAGTGAAGACACGACGCTCATCACAAACTGCAGCGATGCAGATCATGAGAAAGCACAACGCCTCCACAGGAAAAGTCAAAGCAGAGCCCATCGAAGCATACTTCCGTAACGGAACAACAGTTCCATTAGGTAACATAGCTCGTGAGGAACGACATCCGAAAAGATGCCGTTTCAAAATCGGACTATGACGGAAAACGAGAGAGACCAGTTGACAACTGACTCTATCGGATGCTTCGGAGAGGTCAACCGTCGCCAAACTACCGTCCATCGATCCTTTCTTAGCAGCGTCCTGATTCGGACGCTGGTCAGTAAAGTTAAGATGACTGTATAGAGTTGGCGAACGTCGTCCAGAAGGACGAACGTACTGAAGACTCTTTACCAATCGCGCTGCAGTTAGCTGTTGAGCATACTGCATTGCGGTCGGTTCGACGCAGATAATGCGTGAGGTCTTCATAGTCTTAGGAACGGAAACGACCTTAACAGGTCGTTCGTTTCTAGGTTGAGTAACCTCTCTGTTCGACTGGTGTATGGTTGAGAAACCATACAAATGTTCCCAGCTGAACAACTGATCCCATCTTACCAAGAAATCGCGACCACGGTACTTTCCATTTGCCCATGCTTTATCAGCAGTAGCACCTGGACCATGACGTGGGAGGATCGATTCATCATCGATCATCTTCGTAAACATGCGCTCAACAGACGGAAAGAACCGCCTGCAGACAGCATTAAGGACGAAGACCTTTTCCTCTGGGAATTTTGGCATTCTTCTAAGACTCAGATCAAGTTCGTGGTAGGCCTCCTTTGCTTTCCGATCCCTTGCGGGATCGCAGACAAGGAAGACCTTCTTATACCACAGACAGATCTGCCGTATGAACTTAACGGCAATAGGATCACGCTTACCTTTAGCGAGAACCTCACCAGTCTTAGAGTCAAACACACGACATGTCAACCCTTGTAAGAAACAAGGTAAGACAGATTTACTTTTAGGTCTCTTACGAAACCTTGAATAAATCCAGGTCGCCACATGTCCTTCGCGTAAGCTTTCTTCAAGCCACTCGGAGAACATCGGGAGGGTAATCCCTAGAAAGGATTCACCTTCGTGTTTGTACCGTGATTCGATTGTCATCTTATCACGGCTAATACTAGCACAAGAAATAAAATGTGCTTCATCGAGTAGTCCAAGAAGGATATCTAGGCTTTTCATTGAGTCTCCTTAGTTTAGGAGGGTTTCAATCCATAGCCTAACATGTTCAAGGACTGTATCCAATCGATTATGGATACAACTGACAACGTCCGTCCACGTGACGAAAGCGCAAGTGAGCTTAACCATTTAGATTAAGACTCGAGCGCAACAAATTTCGTCATGTTGGCCGACTGTGACATGTAGCCGCAAATGCCGGTCAAAATATCAGTCAGATTGGCGGTAGTAAAACCGCCAACTGGCCGATTGAGAACGACATAAGCACTGGCAGACACAGTTTTGGTCAAACCGGTCGATGGGTCCGTGTAAGGAGTGTAGAAATCAAGACGAGCCTCTGAACGAAGCCGAGAGCCCTTTGTATGGGTGATCTTAGCTTGGTAGAGGCTGTCCGATGTCGAATACTCCGACGCGTAACCATCGGTTCGGATACGAGCCATAGACTTTGCAGTCCCTCCGGAAATGGCATTAGTTTGCCCCACGGAGATAGAGATAGGGTCAGCGAACATGGTAGATCCTTTTCTTGTTGTTGGGTTCCTCTCGTAGGAACCTTATTACGACCTAGGGGCGGAATGTTTTCCGCCTCTAGATAGTCCTAAAGCAGCAAGGATGGACATCTGATACGCCGATAAAGACGCAAAAGTTATCCCGAACCCGAAAGGGTTCGCCCACTCCCTTTGCCGGAACTCGTAGATTGTGTGGCTTTCACCACGAAACCAACGATCCGGATCAACCCACTGGAAAAGAGGACCTAACTTTCCGGAATGCATCTGAATGAAGCCGGGACACGAATATGTGAAGCTTTCGCGACACATTACGTAGCCATACTCCATTACAACTTGATGCCTTCCGAGGAGATAGATATTCCCCAGTGCGGCTCCTGTCGAAGTAAACCAATCCAATAACCATGACCACGGGATCAATTTGTAAATGATCGCGGGATCAGGTTGGAGACCAAGGAGCTCAGCTACCAACCCGTTTGAAGGGGTTGATATACGAGGATCCTTAGCCAACTCAGGGATATAATAGCGGTATTTAGCCGCAAAGAATATCTTCTGGTGGTAATCCATACGAATTGGAAATGGTAGACTTCCACCTTGCCCACCTGCGTACAGGTCAGTTGACAAAGTCGGACCAACAGTGACAATCGGGGAAACATTCCTCGGGATGTCAACGCTGTTCTGACTTACGTTCAACGTAACCTTTCTACGCACAGCTTTGCCGTTGTGACGACGCAACCAGGCTATCTTTTTGTCAAGTTTCTCCCTCATCTTAAAAAGAAAAAGGAGATCCTGTAACATTGGATAAAGTCCAAATGCGCCGTACAAATAGGCATCGCCTGTATGTTTAGGCAAGTTCTTAGCAACGTTCAAAAAATCCTTAACAGTCGTGACGCCGGCGGCGAGAGCCGTATCGACGTGACGAAGTGTTTGGAAACCTCTCATAGTTTGGGAGACCATTCCTGGGAGGTCTTTGAGCTCGCCAACAGAAACACCCAAATTGTAAATCGGGTGTGTGGGAATTGTTCTATTCACGCCTTTAGCTCCCCAGCCTGATAAGCTGGTGGGCGAAGGCTCCGGAGACGGTATATATGGTTTTACCCACATATGGCCGTCGTACCATCCGAGAATAGAATGATAGAAGACATAATGGTGGGGAAATCTCTTGATGTAGACTTTCTTTTTCTTCACCAAGAGAGGACCACCACTTCGGTAGGGAGGACCGGGATGCGTCTCATCAACACAAAGGTGCTCACCGTTCTCGGCAGTAACGAACTGGTCGCCGTTATTACTAACGCCAGCCAGTTCGCCGCCGTAACGGATGATGTACTTTCGTGTACGAGGAGCCATTTTAACCTAATCCTTGTGCTAGAGCGTAGGGGGGGAAAC